TATTTTCTTTAAACTGATGCACATAATATCTAGCTCGTGCAAGTAAAACAGTTTTGTAAATATCAGGAAATACAACTGTATCGCCATGCGCTGATAGTTGTGTAGGCTGATTAAAAGCAAAAAAATGAACTCTGTACACTTTGTCGGGTATAGGACTCAAACCAAAGTTGCGTCCATCACTACTACGAAATACTCGTCTAGGTTCTCCACCATTAGCCGCATCAGCATCATCAGAATTTTCTTGAGCACGATGAAAGTCTTTCCATTCTTCTAAAGTTATAAACTTTAAATTTTGACTTACATACGGGGCTGACTCACCAGACACACCGACTGTTGTAAGATAAAAATCATCCCAATCAATATATCCATAGTCATCTGCAAGAGACGAGCTTGCGGCTTTAAGTTCATACCATCGTTGATTAGCAACAGTTTCTACAGTTACATTACCGTACAGCGGATCTGTTGAGCCGCTTTCGCCTACAGACAGAAAAGGCCACTGAGGTTCTTCAAGAACAATATCAAGATATGCTCTGTTGACACAATCTTGAGCGTGTGCCTGAAGCCCAATAGCAGAAGAAAAATTACTTGAGGTTAAGACAACCTCGTTCATTTCTCTGAGCAGTTCGTTAGTAAGCTGTAGGTATGTTGTCGCCATTATTTTTTATGAACCTTTTGTATTTCAAAGTTAGCGTTTAATGTTGCACCTTTATGTGGCTTGAACTTACCTGTGTGCTTCATAAGCTTATAGCCACCCTTGGCTTGTTTCATCCAATGGTAGCCTTTAGGAGCCGCGACTTTCATTAGGATTCTCCTGCTCGTTTCTCAACTGAGGATACTTAATTTCTCCTTGCTTTTGATAAGGAAACTGATTGCCTGTCATTTCAGCACAAACCTTTTCTTTTTCTTGAATAGACTTATACTCACTACGAGCTACTTGAGTAGTCATTAGTTTGGCCCTGCCTTGTTCATTGCAGTGTCAATAGTATTACCGTATGAAGGCTGTCCACCACCAGCATACGTAGAACGATGTGCTCCACCATGCTTTTTATCTTCACGCATTACTTTCATACCACCCATCTTCTTCATGCGCTTCATTTCTTTATCATCTTTATACATCATATTTACTTCTCCTTTTTACCAAAAATACGATCATAGTTTGAGTCATATTTCTTTTTGTTTTCACCAGTGTAAAAAGTACCGCTTAGGGTCTTTCGTCTTTTAGGACTCATTCTAATTGGCTTTTGTTCTGTTCCAATCTGTGGCATTTCTAACTCCAAAAATAAAGGGGGAGTATTTCATCCCCCTATATGTTTTAGTCGATACCGTAGAAAGCAGATACGAGAGCTTCAGGTCGCAGAACCTTAGAACCGTAAACGTGCAGTCCACGAACAATGTCACCAAAGCTATCCGGGTCACGGATGACTTCTGTATTCACAATTGTTTGTGCAGTACAGGTTGATGACATATGACCAGCGATACACTTACCAGCGGCATTGCTAGTAGCGGCAATGTTGTTGGTCTTGTACATATCAAAACCACGCAACTTACCAGAGCTAACCAATCCATTACGGATAGAGCCTTGACCAGCGTTGAAGTCTACGCTCATCAACTTGGATGAGGTTTGAACCAACTGCTCGTAAAACTCAGGATTAGCCAAGAACCAACGTCCTTCTTCCGGTACATTAGCTTCGTCAAGAAGACGCGCCATGTGTGAAAGAACATCAATTGGATCGTGCTCACCAGATGCAAAACCAATGTCGAGGTTACCAGTACCGTCAAAAGTACCAGCCGCAAGATCAGTCGCGTTATCAGAACCAAGAATGTGGTTGGGTGAAGATGCAGAAACACCAGCAAACATAGTCACAAGTACACCTTGGTCATACGCATCACGCAGGGCGTAAGCGGCTGAAGAAGATGCAACTTCCTTAAAGTTTACGTGTGACATTGAAGTTTCAATATCATCTACGATAAACTTAAATGCGTTTGCAGTATCTACTACAAGGTTGATCTCTTGATCGGTCAACTTAGTAGCAGTTACATCTTGACCACGCTCGTACTGATAGACGGTGATCTCTGGCTCTTTGATGATACGTACTGTGTCACCAAAAGCAGTAATCTCGCCAGCATAGTCAGTGTTAGTAATACCTTCTACAACTGATGACTTTCGGAAGAAGTTGAGAACCTTCTTGGAATAGACAGCAGGTAAGAAGTATGAGTTAGTTTGACCCGAAACAGAGTTTGCAAAGTTTGCATTAGTATCTGTTGACGGCTCAAAATACTGATCTGAAACATTATAAGCCATTGTTAAAATCTCCTAAAAAGACAAATATTATTTTGCTACTCGTCCTTCTTGGATAGCCAGATCAATTTCCTGTTCATAACGATCATAGTCATCCATAGACAGAGAAGCAATTTCCCGTTGTGTCCAAATCTTGGCCTGTTGTGGTTCAACTCCGGTAGTCTTTGTTGATACCATATCAGCCGCATTGGACCGTGAAAGTTGTGACTGTCGAGAAGACTTTTGTATTGCAATATTATTTTCCATCTTATAAAGATCTATTGCACGACTTGCTAATCCAACATTATCTGGGTTTTTGTAGATCCAACGCTGAATTTCTTCAGGCTGTGTCTGCGCCCATTCGTGAAACTTGTCATCACCCCTGATATCTTCAAAATCAGGGTGTCTCTCTCTGAGAGCTATTTCAGCATCGCGCTTTGACATTTCTGCCTCACGCATTTCAATTGCTGATAGCTTTTGTTGAAGAGCGCTCATTTGCTCTTCGCTTCTCATGTGAGCTACTGTTTCGACAGTATCATATAGATCAGGATATTCTGATTTAAACTTTTCAAGATCTTCAGCAGTTTTTGGCGGTTGATACTGCGGTTGAGCAGATCGGGCCATTGCCTCTAGTTCTTGTTCACGTTGTTTAAATTCAGATACTTTATGATCGTAATGTTTTTTTAGATCGTCATATCTCTTTTTATAGTTGGTTTGAGGACGATTAGAATCTTGAGGGGTTCCATCTTCGGAAGTAGCCTCTTCCTCAAAAAATAATGACTCCGCATTTTTTGAAGTCTTTGACTCAGTATTGTGCCAAGGCTTTTTTGCATTATACGGATTCGCTTGCTCTTCTTCTTCGTTCATGTCACTTCTCCTTTCTGGGGCTTGTTGTCTCTTCAAGGTAGCTGTGTTATTGCGCTTTTAACACAGGGTCTTGATACTACAAGGTGGCCTCAAGGTTGTTATTGTGATAAGGGGCTAGAGTTCTAGGTAGCCTTATCGGTTCATTAGGCTAGGCATACGGCTTGAGTAAAGCATTTGGCGTTCAATGTCCCTTTCGTCATCCTTGTCCATCTCAAACCTATTTAAAGGATTTGAAGTTTCTTCAGGATTAACAAAAGGGTTTGTGCCAGCTTGACCTCCGTTTGCCATGCCCATAAGACTGCCGTCAGCGGCACGTTCAGCATCATCCATCATTGTTTGGAGATTGTCTGCGCCTATCTGGTCAGTCGCTTTTTTGGTGATTACAAATTCACCATCCGATAACCTTGCCGGTATCGAATCTGATATGCCAGTTCCCGGTCCTTCCACTTCACCGGAGCCAGCAAATTCTGATGCACTAAGCATTACTTTATCTAAGATCCCTTCAAGTTTTGGATCTGCATCAAGAACCTTAAATAAATAATCTTGTTCTTCTGGTTCTAATACTTGTTCTGCTACGTAGTCTACGTACTCTTCTTCCATTTCTCCGTCATCTAACATCGTCGCATCGTTTTGTGCTTTTTCTTCTGGACTAATGTTATCGTATGTATCTACAGGAGGCTCACCACCTTTTTGTAATTTAGCCCTTAGTTCACCTGTTTTATCTGGTTCAAATAAATTTAAATATTCTAAATAAAACTTTACTAAATCGTCTTCATCTTTAAACTTACTTCCATGAATTTTTTCAAAACGCTCAAACTTCATAGGAGTCATAGCATCTAATATAGGAGCATTAGTGCCTTCCATTGTGATGCCTTTTATTACATCTTCACTAACATCTGCGTACTCAACAACATCTCCAGCATGATAAGCAATAACTTTTAATTGATTATTAGTTACACCAAAATCTTCTTTTAATATTTTTTCATTTGCTTCAATTTTATCTACGGCTCTGTCAAGAAAATCATCTTTTCCTGCTTCATTAAAAGCTTTTCCTGCTTTAGTAGCTTTACTTTGTAGTTCAGGAGTAATAACAGCTTTAGTGGCTAATCTACCAATTAAAGAACCTATACTTCTTTTTTGTCTTTCTGGGGGAACAAGCATAGAACCTTCAGCTTTATCATCACGATCAAGATCAACACCACGACCCATCAACACATCTGCTTGTGTTACTTTACCGTCTTTATTTAAATCTGGAAATGTTTCAGCCATCGTCTTTGTCCTTGCGTCTTTGAATTACTTGTTCTTTTAATGTAAGAAGGTTAGCCAGAGAACTCGCCTTCCCCTGCCTGCGGAACAGCTCCCGTTCCGATGTTTCCACCGCCAGTGCCTGTAACTCCAACATCCGTAGGTTCTGGAGGTGTTCCTTCAGGGGCTCCCACAGCTCCGGGTTGTTGATTAAGGGGGTCAGCCTGTTCGCCAGTTGCTTGTCCAACATTATTTTGCAGTCCTATAATCTGTGCGGCTATTGCCGCTTCTTCAGGGTCATTTAGTATTTCATCAGGATCAAGATCCAGACTATACGCCAGTTCGCTAATAAGCTTTGACATTTTAACAAATGGTGCAATAGCTGGGTTTTGAGCAGTTTGAAGGAACATTGTCAATCGTTGACTACGTACTTCTTTCTGCATAAGGCTGTTTGTACCCATAGCCTTAATCTCTAAATCACCTTCAGTTTTTAGTTCTCCTTCAAAGAACTGCATATTCCACTGGAAGTATGCTTTGCCTAAAGGCTTTAGTAAGAAATCATCAAGATTTTTTACGACTGTTTTAATGTTAAGTGATGCGGCCCCTAAAAGCATAGACATACCAGAAGCGGTACGAGTCATGCTTTGAACGCCTGTTTGACCATGAGAATAACTTGGTATTCCTGTTTGTTCGTCTGCAAGCTGTCGGAACTTGTCAAACATCATCATATTTTCTTGAGATGTGTTCGGAAACTTTAGGCCATGTATTGCTTGGCCCTGCATACCCGACTGACGCCTAAATACTTTGCCCGGATAGATTTCCATGCTTTGTCCACCGACAAGCATAGTTTCATCTACGTCAAAAATTACTGAACCACTAAGCGCCAGATTATCAATAGCCATACGTGCATGACCATTCATAATTTGTTGGCTGTCGTTCATGTTTTCTGCTACGCCTACACCAAAGAAGCTATAAGGGTTTCGTTCATATGGAAAGGCGTTGTAGGGGATTCTATGCGGTGTGAAGGGATTGACAACGGCTCTGAGTACAAGGCCATTACAAATCCAAGCATTAATTTGTATTTCATCAAGTATATCTATTCCTTCTGGTAGTTCAATGCCAACTTCTTTAGCATATTCTGCATCCATTAAACCCCAATACTCAAGCACTTCAAAACGACTAGCGCCCATCTCTGACATACGCTGGTCATCTTTTAACTCGTACTCATAATCTTTTTCAGTATAGTTAGGACCAAGCATGACACATTCACGAAGTGCCTCTTCATCAAAATAAGGCATTTTTCGTAATGCTCTAAGTTGTGATTTGTTTAGCTTATGCCTGTGTACCACATACTCACACTCTTCAATATCTGTAGCATTAGGATCAGGAAAGAAATCCCAAACGCTAACAAATTCAATCCTTGGCACACGCACCGCTGTAGGTGTGTAGGTTCTTCCATCTTCACCACTCTCCCACTTGTGTAAAGTTTTATTAAAATTAAATGGGCCTTTTACAATGCCTGTTCCGAAAAGTGTAGACTCAAAGATTGCATTAC